TCCGCGAGCGAGCGGGCTTCGGAGGTATCCGTGGCCGTGACCAGCGCGCCCGAAGCGTCCTCGCCGACCAGGGTAGTCAGCGGCGGACGCTGCACGCCGGTTTCATCCGAGTTATCGATCACCAGTTGATAGGCGACGTCGACATAGAGCGAATTCTGAAAGCGGCCGTAGTCGATGCCGCCCTGCTCGTCCGATAGGAGCGTCTGCGGGTTATCGGCAGCCGTGAGCATCGCCTCGTCGGTGAAGACATCAGCGAGGTCCGTGGTCCCTGCGATGTAGATGCTGACTGACGCCCCGCCGTAGCCGGGTTGCCAGAGGTCGAATTCACTGATGCGCTGCGGCATGGCCTTACCCCTTGATGAGCTGGTTGATCGTCTCGTCCTTGGACTTGCTGCCTCGCGTCGTCCCGAACTCGAAGGCGAAGACTTGATCGACGTAACCCAGTAGCCGGCCGAGGACCAGCGTGAATGTCCCCTTGGCGTACTCGTTGATGCTCGGGTCGCGCCAGATGGCGACGGTCAGGGCCAGGACGCCAATAAGCGCCAGCGCGGCGATGATGTCGGCGCGGGTGTTGCGCTTCCCCGCCTTGAGGAATTCGGTATCCCGCTTTCGGGCATCCTGAATATCTGCGAGGTAGGCCCGCTCCAGATCCGCATCCAGGTCGATGATGTGCTGCTGGAATTGCAGTTGAATTGCCGGATCAAGCCGGATGGCCTCGACGGCCTGGGCGGCATCCTGTTTGCCGGTGACAACCCGCGCCACGTCGATCACCTTCTCGGCGACCTTCGCGCTCTTGTCGTCCCCGGTGATCCATTTGATGATGCTCGGCGCGAACTGCGCGAGGCCGAAGGCAATGCTGATCGGGTCCATTTAGGCCACCTTTTTTCGGAAAGTCAGATCGAGGTAATAGACGTTGTTCGCCTTGTGATAGCGCCGACTGGCCTTGCGGATGCCGAGCAATGCGTTCAGAGCCGTGAAGTAGTCGAACCACCATTCAAGGACGATCATCGTCGCGCTCCCATTCATCGAAAGCATTCGATGCCCACTCGACGAGCTCCATCACCCCGAGCACCACCGCAATCACGGCGACCCCGGAAGCGAAAATCAGGAGGGCATCGGAAATCATCCGAGCACCTGTGTGTAGTGCGCTCGCCCGTTGCTATCGAAGCGCGCCGTCAGCACTTCGCCCCGGCCAATACCGGACGCCGGGAACGCGACATGGACCCATTTACCCTCCTCGATGCACTGCTCGAAGTTCACGAACTCCTTGTTCTTGACGAGCGCGGCAACGATCTGGGCCGGCGTGCCGAATTCCGGTGAAGTGAAGTCGAGCGAGAGCCCCTTGGGGTGTGACTTGCGGGCGAAGTAATCGGCCCAGGCTTGCGGATCTGCTACGTTGCGCCCGTGGCGCTCACACCAGCCGATGAAGTCTTTCCAGCAGATGATTCGCTCAAGCTCTTCGCAGCGGTAGCCGCTGGATGTGAGCACCCGACGACCGAGGACATAGCGCACCCGCTCGGAACCTTCTGCGAGCACCATGAGATTCGGGAGCAAGTGATCTGGCGGCGTGTTGTCGATTCCATTTCGGATCGCCGTGTCGCTGTGCGTCAGTTCCTCGAAGGAGAAATTCGTCGTCAGCTTCACGAATTCCCGTCCTCTTTGGCGATATGGGAAAGCAAGGAATTTGTGAGCCCCTTGATCTCTCTACCAAGGAACTCGAAGCCTGATTTGATGGCATGTTCGAGCTTGTCGAAGCGCCGGTCGAGCTCGTCGCGCTGGTAGTGGTTTCCGGCTAGCTGGAGTTGAACTTGGACGAGGGCGTTTGCGTCTTGTTCGTGTTTTTCCCAAAGTAGCTTGATGTCTTCCTCATGCTTCTTTTTGAATTCATCGAAATCTTTTTCCTGCTTACTGTCCTTCTGTCGGAGCAGATACCACAGAACCGCGATGACGCAAGCCAGCACCCCTTGAGTAATCCATGGATCCACGATGCTTTTCCCTTATTTCGTTTGTTGGTGAATTGCTGTGGGTATTCTTCCGCAGTGCCGGCGATGGCCTGTTTTACAACTGCGCCCGCAGCGCCGCGATGGCGGCATCCTGTGCAGCCATCCAATCCTTTCCGGCCTGAGTCAGTGCCGCCTCGCGGATACGGCGGTTGGTGATGGTCGCTTCGGTAGCGGCGATCTGGTCGAGGATTCCTTGCTTGCGAGCTTGCTCGGCGGCTTCGGCTGCGAGTTGTGCCTTCTGCGCTTCCAGAGCAGCGCGATCCACATAGACCCACCGATCCCCGGCGAAGTTGTTTTCGTTTCCTAGAGGAGCTATCGGGGTCGAACGCGGGGAATCCTCGCACTCGCCAACGTAGAAGCCCTCGGCGTCGTATTCGTATCTCATTATGCGTACCTCAAAAATAAGTTCTCACCATAGTGGTCAAGCGGCAGACTTGCTTTTGAAGAGTCAATGGCAATAGTGAGTAGTCTGCTCGTTGCGCTCCCACTGATTTCCGCCACGACGGGAACAAGAAACGCAGTAGTGCTAATGGGCAGAAAGCCCCCCGTACTCCCAAATCCTCCGAGAGTCTCGGGAACGGTGCTTGTGAATTCATTCCCAGGACGGTATGTATGGAAAGACACACCGTCATCGAATGACAAGAACAAAAGCCCAGTGTTATTCGATGGGTATATTCCGAGAGTAGATGAACCGATTCGGGCTAAGCCAATGTTCGTGTTGAAGGCTGCGAAGGCCACACGCCCCGGAACCTTTAATACAGTCCAGTTAATGCCGTCTGTTGTTTTGAAAATGAGTTGCTCACCGGAGATTTGCCCACTCCCTACATAAAAAAGCGCGCCGGTAGTAACTTGTATTCCCCTGTTTCTATTGGCTACACTGGTGATCGATGCTCCAAGCGAGGCAGGTAGCGTGCGTAGTGTCCATGAGGCACCGTTTGTAGAAGTCCAGTACCTAGTAGTCGAATTTTCAACAACTACAAACAACCCCGCTGTCTGCATCCAGCGAACTACCTTCGCGCCACTACTTGCACTTCCAAGTGTCCCGCCAGCGGAGAACGAAGTTCCATTGCTGCTTGTGTACGTGGTTCCATCATCCGCGCACACCATCACCACTACAGTTCCCGCGTCATTCGAGGCAATAGAGTTCCATGTCTTACTCGCTAGCGTGGTGGATGTCGTCCACGTGGCCCCGTCCGAAGAATAAGCATGAGTTGTGTTAGCTGAGTAGTTGGATAAAGCCACGAACTTATTAACGCTACCACCCATCCAGACAACATCAGACCATGCCTTACTAGATGAGCCGATAGTTGCCGTTGCCCATGTAGCCCCGCTATCTGCCGACTTATCGCAAGAATCAACTGCGTCCGTCATTAAGACAATCTTCCCGGCCCCGTTAGAGGCACCCGCCCCCCAACCACCGGCAGTAGCTGGAGTCCGCATTGTGGCAGTCATGCCATCAGGTAATGCGGTCAGATTGGCATAACTGGCGCGGGCCACATTAGAGCCACTGCATCGGATGTATTTACCTGAGTCCGGCGTGACACCGATGGCGAAAGATGCCACCGCGCCAATGGGCACATCCGCGCCACCCCCACCAAGAGCAGCAATAGCTGCGGCGACTCCAGCGGGGGTTACTGCGCGGGTCGTATCGGCACCAGCCTCAGCCTCCGCGACTGTCGCCAGTTCGACCACGCCGGTCGCCGTTTCTGAGGCCGCTTGCTTGATGTTGCCGAAGGCGGTCGCCGCGTTGCCCACGTCTGAGAGATTGTTTGCGGCAAGCATGTCGCCGCTACCCGCCCCATCAGCGCCCTTGTCGCCCGCCCTTGCAAAGCCGAGATAACCGACATCGGCCGCCGACCACGCGCCATTGCTCGCGACATGAGTCACCGCAAGCTGCAACCATGTTCCGTTGTCGGTGACGCCGGTTATCGTGAAGGTCGCAAACGTCGCCGGGGTGCCCGACTTCTTGAGCGTCAGCGTGCCCTTTACTGTGTTGGTCGAAGCGGCCCAGGTCGCCACAAAATCCGACACGTCCGGGTTGCCGGAGTCGGCCGAATTCGCAGAGAGCGCGAGGGCCGTCACCGAGGCCACGGTCGCATTGTTCAGGCGGAAGTCGCCCGCGCCAGGATCGGCCATCGAGGTACTGCTGTCGAAGGTGAATTTCGGTGCAATCGCGGAGGCCGCGTTGCTGGCGGCAGTGGCAGAGGTTCCGGCATTGGTTTCCGATGTCGCGGCATTGCCCGCCGACGTGCTGGCCGCGCTGGCGCTGGCCGCCGCGTTGGTCGCGCTGGTCGATGCGCTGGAGGCCGAGCCGCTGGCGCTCGATGCACTGGTGGATGCGGCCGAGGCCGATGCTGCCGCTGCGACGGCGCTGGCTGCGGCGTAGGTTTCGGCCGTCTCCGCGTTTGTCTCCGCCGTCTCCGCATGCGTTTCCGCCAACTCGGCCGCCGCCTGCGCTGTCTGTGCCGCTGTCTTCGCCGTCTCAACATCGGAGACGTTGATGAATAACTCCATCCTGCCGGCGGCGAGATCCGTCGCAAACACGCCGGACGTGTGCGACGTGACCACGATGTAAAGGTTCTTGGTCGTCGAATTGCGGATGATGTCGAGGGATTGGTAGTCCGTCGCTGTCACCCAGTCGCCGCGCCAGTTGCCGAAGCTGTAGATGACGCCGGTTTCATGGTTCTCGGTAAATGCGCCCTCAATCTCGGCGATCACCGGGGCATCGATGTAGATCGGCCCATTGCTGCGGCCGTCGGCGTCGAGTGTTACCGGGTTGGGGTGTTCTACCGCGCCCGTTGCGGCGGTATAGAGGGTGGCGTGCGTTGCTGTCTTGGCACCATTGAGCACAGTCCAGAAATCAACGACTGCGCCGGCATACATGGGGTTCGCTAGGGCGAACTCCTTAATTGCTTTGCGATCTGTGGCCATGATGTCATGCGTCCCATGCGACGGTTCTTCGGAGGAGTTGCTTTTCGCGGTTCGAGTAGGCCATCAGCGCAGACTTTGAAGCTGCGGCGCTGGCGCGGATGTCGTCGACCTCGGTTTTCGGCAAGCGGCGCACCGGGCCGGATCCGATCTCTGCGGCCGTGGCATTGACCAGCCACTTTTGCCACTCCATCGGGAGGCCGTGGTCTTTGTTGCCCAGTCGCGACGAGCCCGCGCCGACCAAGTTGGGCGACATGATCTGGCAGATCAGCCGCAGGGTCAGCGTGTCATCTTGTGGGACCGGATAAACGAACGCGGTAGGGGTATCGACCAATCGATCGACATGGACGTGCGTCGGCACGCCTCCGGTGGTCTTGATGCCAATTGCCTCGCGGCTGGCCCTGCTCTGCATTTCGATCTCGGTGTCCTGGCCGTTGGCATCGCGGATCGTGGCCATGCACACGAATAGCACCCCATCGTCCGGGTAATCCGCGCCGGCATTGGTCAGCGGATACTCGAAGGTGTCCGTCGTGAGGGGTATTTCAAGGGTGGCAGGGATCAGCCATTGGCACCGTTCCGTGCCGGCGAGCTCGGCCACCACCATGTCCATCCAGTACAGCGTCTCGGCGAGCTCTGCCGGATCCGCTGCGGTGTCGTTGATGGCAAACGCGCCGATCTTCCGCAGGGCTCGCTCTGCAATTCCACGGACCTTGAGGCGCGTTGCCATGGTTTAGGCCGCCTTCTTGGCCAGGAGCGGCGAGTCCTGCATGAAGTCGCTGACGTTTTCCTCGGGGATGATCCCCTCGGATCCACGCGCCGTGCCCGGCTGGTCTGCGGTCTTCGCCTTGATGAACTCGATCAGCGTCTCATTCGAGGACGCCTTGCCGATCTTGTCGGATCCGGGGAGCACCTTGGCGCGCTTCCACAGGGCATCACGGGAAAGCTCGCTGTACTCGGCGATAACTTCGTCCGCTTCGAGCTTCACAACGGGCTGCGACGGATCGCGGCGCTTGACCGGCTTGATGAGGTCGCCGCCCTTGCTGGTGACGACGAAAGCCTTGTCACTCAGGAATTTCAAGGCGTGGTCCATCGGCATTTCGACGGGCGTCTCGCTGTTGAGCCGGTACATCTTGGTGATCGGTTCGCCGCCGTCGATCTCCTTGATGATGATTTCGTGAATCCGGGTTTCGCCAGGACGGGCATTCATGTCCATCACGAGGCCGGTTTCGTTTTCGCTTCCTTTGTCCATGGTGTTTCTCCTTGGTGGTTACAAAAAGCGGGGACCGAATCGCTCCAGCCCCCGCCGGGTACTACGTTCCAGATCAGGTCGTCAGGATGTACGGAATGACGATGAAGCCCTCGGCCGTGTCAGTACCGGCGGAAAGGGTGTAGCTGATGCTGGTGGCGTTCGAGCCAGTGACGACATGCGCCTCGTGGGTCAGGTCGCCGGCATTCGCCGAATCCTGAACCTCGAAGAGCGCGCCCATCGTGTTCGAGCCGTTCAGTACCGTCGCCTTGACCAGCGCAACGGTGCCAACAGACACGCCAACGATGAAGCCGTCGGCATCACCGGCCGTCTCGGACGAGAGCAAGCCGACATCGATGGTTTCAGTGGCATCGGCCGTCAGCGTGCGAACCATCGGCGTCGGCAGAACCGCCGAGTACAGCGGCAAATCGAAGCCGGTATCGGTTTCGGTGGTGGCTGTCGTGTCGGCGATGGCGAACGGAATCACGGCAACCTGATTGCGGCGCTGTGTATCCACGGCGATCTCCGCGCCGGCCTGGGTGACGCCCGTCTTGACGACGAATTGACCACCGGGAGCCATGATGTAGCAATCCACGGAACTCACGGAATCGGCGACGTAGAACTCCGCGCCGCCGTTGGTCAGGGCGAAACCGTTGGTCTTGGCAGAGCCGTCGGCGTTGTAGAGAGTCGCTTTCGCGGCGTCTCCGTTGGCGGTGACGGTGATGCGACCGCCGGAAGCGGTAATCATCGGGCCAGCTTGGCCGCCGATGCCGCCCTCGTACAGTTGAACCTTGATCTTTTGCATGATGAATCTCCTTGAAAAGGGGTGGAGGCTGGTTCAGGCCACCCGGAAGCGGCCCGAACCAATCTCACTTAGGACGCTGCGGCGGCCGTCTTGATGCTGACGAGGCCGTAGTCCTCACGGCTGTTGGAGTCGTACTTCGACTTGAACTGCGGCTTGAGCATGCCCATGATTCGGGAAATGCCGATGGCCGGACGGTTCTTGTAGTCGGTCGAATCGGACTCTTCCATGCCGGCGGTGCCGTCGTTCAGTTCGGCGAAGCCGAGCGCCTGGGCACCGATCAGCATGCCTTGCGCGCCATGCACCGTACTGGCCGCACCCCAACGCGAGCCAGAGCTCAAGCCGAGGGTGTTGTAGACCTTCTGGTGGTCGTAGATCACGACATCCGAAATCACCTTCTTGGCGTTGGTGAACAGCGGGTTGTCGAGGCCACGCGGCATCGCCTGGGCGTGCAGGGTCTTGTAGTCGCTGCTCTTCTCCAGATCGCGGCACTGTTCGGTGCTGAGAATCAGGAAGTAGAAGTTGCGGCCACCGGCACGAACGGGGCGAATGCGCTTGCGCTTGGCGAATGCCTTGGCCTGGATAACCAGATCCCAGGTCATCGTGTCGCTCGTGGTCAAGGTCGCTTCCGACGTGGCCGAACCGGCATACATGATGCGGTTGGTCGAGGCGGCGGCGACATCACTGGCGAAGGACAGTTGCGGCAGTTGCGAGCCGGTGCGGGTCGAGCCGTCGGTATTCACCGAGTAGGCGCGGCCAGCGGCCGTCAGAAACATGAGCTCGTCGATGCTATCGGCCAGCCAGAACGCGAGCGCATCCTTCGCCTGGGCGCGGAAGCGGATCACGGTCGTCTGCTCGCTCATGCGGCCCTTGCTGCGGACGCCGTTGCGAAGCTGATCGATGCGGATCGTCTGGGTGTCGGCGACGAGTGCGGACTCGTTACCTTCCAGTTGGTTGTCGCCCACCACGCCGCCGCCAGTCAAGTCGGCGACCAAGGGCATGACGCACTCGGTTCCGCGCTCGGTCTGGGTAAGTTCGGTGACGCGCTGAACGGGTTTGGTGGTGTCGTTCGTGTTGGCCGACATGAAGCCGTTTGACATCCAGAAATTGTCATCACGGCCCTGCTTCGACACGTGGAGCGACCAGACTTTCTTTTGGAGCGTGGATAGAGCTCCGAAGTCGGTAGTTGCCATTTGGATTTACTCCTATGAGGGTGTTCCGAAAAGAGGCGCGGAAAGTCGCGCCTTCACCATCGGCATCGAATCCAGGTAGCGATTTGCCTCGTCGTCCGTCATCTTCTCCATGCGAGCGAGAATGTCGGAGTCCGAGGGCATCGTTCCAGAAGCGGCCGATCCCATCTTGGATACGTCGGGCGGCATGCTCTGCGCCAGATCCAGCTTTGCCCCGCGAGCGGCGGCGGCCGGAGTCAGCGAGCTTTGTCCTTGCCCGATGTTTTGGTCCTGGGTTTCGGTCCCGTAGAGTCGCGTGGCGATCTCGGCGATCTTCTGCCGGAGCACCTTCGTTCCTTCAATACCGGGCTTGATCGGCGTCCCTGTGCCGCTGGCTTCGGTGTATGCCAGTTGCGTGAGTGCCTGAACCTGCTCGGCATTCAACTTGTTGACCACCGGATACTTGGTCACAAGCTGAGTGGTGAAGTCATCAAGCGATTGGTCAGTACGAATCGCCTCTTCCTGGCTTTTCGAGGTTTTGACTTCCTCGATCTGCTGGTTGATCTGGCGATTCTGACGAGTCCATTCGACGGCCGAGATCTCCCCGGAGTCGAATTTCTTGGCGAGCTCGTCCTGTGCCGAGAATAACTGGCCCAGTTCGTCGGTCGCCTCGGGTTCCGCTTGCTGCTCCTGCGCGTCCGGTTGCTCTGTCTCGGCGGATTGACCGCTGGCCTGTTTCTGCATGGCCTGGGTCGCAATGAGCGCCCCTTCGAGTTGAGCGGCGCGCAGTTCGGCGGCTTGCCGAGCCTTGCGCTCCTTGTAGACGGCGGAGACGGGAACCTTGGGCTCGTCGCGTTTTTCGACCTTGGCATCGGCCGGAGTACCTTCGGCGGGGTTTGCATCCTGGGCGACCGGGTTATCCCCCAATCCATTAGGCTGCTCCGCTTTCAGTTGCTCCTGAACCTGCGCCAGTTCGGCCTCATAGGGATCGGTTGGGGCGGCTGCCGGTGTCGATTGCTCGACGGATGCGGCTTGCTGGCCCTGCTGTTGATCGCCTTCGGCGGCTTGATTGATCGCGTCTGCTGCGAGATTTTCGTTTTCCAGATCCATGATTCATCCTCTACAGGTGGATAACCGTTCGCCCGGAGTGCCGGCGGCGCAGGAGTTGCCATTGCAAGCGGTATGGCTTCGCGTAGTCGCCCGATTGACCTCGGCGGCAGGTAAGGGCATGAGCCGATCAAGCGTCATGCCGACATCCTTTGCCCCTGCGCGAGCTTGACCTGCTGCGCGGTGCTTAAATCCATGTTGTGCGTCCATTCCCGGCGGACGGCGTGCATCTGCTCGGCGTGCTCGGCGAAGTCGTCCAGGGTGAATTGCACCAGTCGCTCATTCGGGACCGGGAATTCCTCGACCAACTGGAGATCGCCGTCGCTGTCCTTCCAGAGCAGGTAGAACTGCGCGCCGATCCAGCCGGCCAGCCATGCGCCACCGTGGCCGCATTGGGCGTTCAGGTGGCGGACGACTGAGCGGGCCAGTTGCTTGTTGTCGCCGTGAAGATTGACGGCCTCGGGGAAAGCGGCTTCTTTCCACTTCCCATCGACGGTGAGCGCACAGATCCACCATTGAGAGCCCTTGGCCTCATCGAACATCCAGCCACGAACCCGCGCCCCGAGCCATGCGTCGGGGAGCTTGTGAGTGTTCTGCGCGTCTACGCTAAGAAGTATGCTTGTGCTCATATCTCCATCCTAAAGGGGTGCCGGCGATGTCCCGTCCCCATCCGTTAGTCGGTCTGGTTGAACCAGTCTTCGAGTTGTTTTTGCTCTGCCGCCGCAATTTCCTGAACCTGCTTTTGCCGGTCGGCGATACTGATAACTGGATTGTTTTTCTCAGCTATACCAATAGCTTCCGAATGCCCGATAAGTGATAGGGGCATCAAATCCGGCGCGGATTGTCCGGTAGGGTCTTTGCCTGTCAAGCGCATAAAATTATCCAATATGACTAAAGCAATATGCCGTGAGCATCACCCGTTCAGCGATGGGCCGGCGGCCATGGGGTTGGTCTGCATCGGCATACCGACGTTTGCCGTGATGCCCTGATCGGCCGTCATCGTGGCGTCCTGCGGCGGCATACCGGGGCCGGCGGACTGTTGTAGTTGCTCTGGTGCGCCAGCGGCCGTCGCCTGTTCCATCTGATCGCCCGTCATGATTCCCTGCGCGTTCATCACGGCCTGAACACGCTGCTTGATGACTTCCTTCTGCGGGAGGCTGGAAATATCCACGGCGATGTCCATGATCGCGGCGGCCGGCAGTAGCCCCTTCTCGACCAGTGAGAGCATTTCGTCGAACTGGGCGGACATGAACGAGGCCGAGAGCGGCGTCTCGTCGATCACGATGCTGTAGTTCCCCGTGGTGACATCGTTCATCAGGTCGCCATTGGCGAGGCGTTGATTGATGGCTACCATCGTCGGCTTACCGTCGTCGCTCAGAATGTGGAAGGTGCGTTCCTCGGTGTAGTGGTTCTGGATCATTTCGAGGAACTTGCGGCCCACGCCCTTCTGCGTCCGGCTCATGTTGTCCATGTAGGTCTGGATCGAGAGCACCGACTGGCGCTGGCGGGCCTCGATGGCGCGGCCGGACTGCACGCGGTCAAGCTGGCCGAGGGCCGCGTCATTGATGCCGGCGATTTCCTTGAGATCCGCGACGGCCTTCTCTTCGAGGCGTTCCATTGCCGTCGGCGGTGCCGATGGGGTGATGCGCTCCGGCTTCATGGCCGGGTCGCCCTTCCATTCGATATTGATCCCCGGCATCGCCCCACGGGTTTCGAGCTTCTCCTTCTCGTCTTCGCGTAACCCCTGCTCGTGGTACATCCAGCCGGAATGTGCCGTCCGTGTGAGGATGTCGATCTGCGAGCTCCGCCGCTTGTTGATCTCGGTTTGCGGATCGATCAGGTCATCGACCATGCCCTTCGTCTTGCCGCGACGGAAATACGGGAAGAATCCGATCTTGGTGAATGTCTCGTAGGGGCTCCAGTTGTCGAAAACCACCAGATCCCCGACCATCGTCGTCCAGCGCACGCGCCGGCTCGGGCGAACATCCACGCGGAACGGGTTGGCGCGGCCCTTACTCCAGCATCGGTCGTCGAGCCAGGACATCACCTTGGCGATTTTGTTCTGGTCCCAGTTGTCCGGGATCCGCTCGCGCCGGCCGGTTTCGAGGTCGATGATGCAGCGGGACATCGTGCGGACGTAGTGCTGCATGTCGATCAGTCTGATGTTCTTGCGCGCCGGGTCGTAGCAGTTGGCGAGGTAGGAGTGAATGCCGAAGGTGGCATCACCCTGGTTCGCGCCGCCGAAGGTGCGCCAAGGCGTGACCTCCTCTTGGAACTCGGCCAGCGAGAACGGGACGCCGCCGGCATAGCTGCCTTTATGGACAAAGCCCCAGACCATCATCGAGGCGGCCTTGCCATAGGTGTATTCGATCTCGTCCATGCTCACCCATCGGGCATCGGCGATGTAATTGCCCTTGTTCAGGTCGTAGGAGTCGCATTCCGGGTCGATGTAGAGCGAAAACGGGTCATCCGCCCGCGTGACGATCTCCCCCAGGTCGTTGTTCTCGAAGGAGAGGCGGAAGTCGTAGAAGCCGCGCCCGGTAATCAGTCCGTCCAGAAAGACCTCGGTATCGACATACTCGCGGTCGCATTCCTCGGAGATCTGCTTGACGATCTTGCTGGCGGCCTCGGCGACCAGCGAGCTACCCGACCCGTCATAGGCTGGCCGGTATTTCACGTCCGTCCGGTTGTTGCGGTGATAGCCAAGGATCAGGCGGACCAGCGGCCCGATCTTGTTGAAGGTCAGCGCCGGCCGGCCCTCGGCTTCGAGTTTCCTGATAGCGTCTTCGCTCCACTGCTTGCCCTCGAAGAAGTCGACGCACTTCTTGGCCTGGGTCGCCCAATCGGACATGCCGGCCTGGGCCCGCTGAAAGCGTTCGGCCGTCAGCAGGACGAGCTCCTGCGACGGTTGGACGGGGAGTTGCTTGACGAGCTCGCCGAGGTTGTCGGGTACGCCGGTTGATTGAATCAGCATGGTCATTCCTTCCTATTTCGCCATCCACCCGCCGATCGGGCGGTTGCTGGCGAGCTTCTTTGCCCACGCGGGGCGGGCGTCGAACTTCTCTGTGGTGTCGATGAACTCGGCGAAGGTGAGCCCGAGGGCGTCCCCCACGTCCGGGGAGAACCCGAGGCGCTTCTTGATGTCCTCCTTCGATTCGAGGACAAGGCGCGAATTGGCGTCGTATCGATAGCCTGGGGCGGCAAGGTGCCGGTGCCACTCGTCCGAGTCGGGAATCTCCGCGCCGGCAACGTCTTTGACCCATTCGGCCATGCGGCCCCACATTTCGCACCGCTTGTTCGGGTACTTGTTGGGCTCGGTAGCGGCAGATCCGAAGTTGATGCCTGTCACCCGGCGCTCGAATCCCATCTGGCAGAGGCGGTCATAGACGCCCGCGCCGAGGCCGGTGATGTCGATGAAGGCCATGCGCGCCTCCGTCTCGGTGATGGCGATGGCCACAGCGTCCGCGACCACCATCAGATCCCGCGAGTCGATGATCTGGTCCCGGCGCTTCCCGGCCTTGCGGCCCTGGCGGTCGATGATCCGCGTCTTGTCTCCGCCACCCCGCGCTACGTCGACGCCGAGGATGACCGGGGCGTGAATCTGCTCGCCAACATCGGCTTTCCGTGCCGTCAGGATCGCATCGGCGCTGATGAGCGAGTCCATACCGGAGGTTTGGAAGGCCAGTTGCGGCGTGGCCGGGTATTCCTGGTGGAAGAGCCAGCACAAAACGCCGGGCTCGCCGCCGAGATCCACGTTCTTGTCGTGCATCCACTGAACCTGTTCCGGGTCGAGCTTGTAGGTTTCGGCGTATTCGAGCTCGTCGTCGGACGGCTGAAATCCCTGGCGCAGCGGCTTGCGATAGTCCTCGGCCCAGAACCACGGGATGAAGATCGGAAGGAACTGGCTTTGGCCCGCCTCGGCGAGTAGCCACTGGTCGTAGAAGTAGCCGCCGACGCCGTTGGCCGTGGATTCGAGAATGATCTCGGTCCCCGGTAAGTCGGCAATCGCTTGCATGACGCCGGCCGCATGCTCCTGGTCGTTCGGCCAGAAGGCCACTTCCGACCCGTGGAAGTTCTGCACGGTGTCGCCCCGGCCCCTGGCCTTCGTCTTTGCCGTCCCTACCCGGTAGCCCGAATCGATCTCGCCGAAGTCCAGTTGATTCGCGTTGTCGGCGGTGGCCGCGTGCTTGAAGATCGGATCCATGTTGTCGTGGATCCGCGAAACCATCGAGAACAGCGATTGAGTCGCCGCGTCCTCGTGGGTCAGGATAAATGTCTTCTGGCCGACGTTGAACGTGGTCCGATGGTAGAAGCGCGCCCCGATGTAGGTCGATAGGCCGCGCTGGCGGGCCTTGAGCACCAGCGCCCGCACCTTGCCGGTGGTCCGCTTCTGCTCTTCCAGCTTGGAATGGACGTAGGCTTGCTCTCGATTCCAGATGAACGGCTTGATCTTGCCGTCCTTGGCCTTGATCTTGACGACGTGGGCGCAGTAGTGATCCAGCCGCCTCGCCATCAGGCGGTCGAGCTCGCGGATCTCTTCGGCGGAGGGCATGCTACCCACGGCTGAATTCCCCCTCGATAGCCGGCGGTTCGGCGCTCAGTTCCCGGACGCGCTTGCCCAGGTCGTACTCACCACCCTCTTCCGCCCCGTCAATGCCGTGCGCCTTGCGCTCCATTTCGGTGGCGATCCTGAATCCGTCCGCCAGGATCTTGTAGGTCTGAATCCGCGACGGGAGGGCGAATACCTTGGCCAGCGCCTTGGCTCCTGCCGGATCTTCCTGCCCGACGGCCAGAATCAATGTCTTGACCTCCACCGGGTCCGCATTGCTGACGGCCTCAAGTTCTGCGGTCAGCCGGTCGCCGAGGTTTCGGATCCTGTTGGCGATGTTCTGATGCGCCCGGATGACTCCGACCTGATCGGCGACCACGGCATCGATGGCGGCCTCGAATACCGCCTCGCGTTCTTCTGGGGTGCGTTCGCCCTTTTGTTTCTTTGTTTCTTTGTTTGTTTCTTTGTTTCCTTCGGCCGCCTCTTTTACTGTAGCGAGGGCCATTTCTCGCTTTACCTTTACGACCCTTGTCATGCTGCGGGTCCATTCGTTTGCTGCTGCGCGCTTGGATATTGCGGCCTTGGAAACACCATGCCGGTCGGCGATAGCGTCAAGCGTCATCGAGGTTGATCGGAAATCAGCCTCGATAAGACCCCAGTCAATGTCACTTCGTCTGCCCATACTCGCTCTCTGAGGATCGGCCCCGGCCAGGGAGCGAATCCGGCCAGGGCGTCACCAAATCACCAAAGGAGTGAAAGGTCCGAAGACCCGGCGGCGAGTATGGGGGTGTGCCGGCGATGACCCGGCAGCGGTCAGGGCTTGGGCTTCGGGTGCAGCCAAGCCGGGTAGGCGGCGGTATCGATGCGCTTGGTTTGGGTGGAGTAGGCGAGCACCGTTCGGACCCGGCGGCGCTGGTTCTCCCGGCTCCCGATCTCGCGGGCGTAGAGGTCGCCGACGATGACCATGGCCTTGAGCATCCGGCTTAAGGCATTACAGGGGAGCTTGAGGCGTTTGGCGAGTTGGGCCTGGGTTTGATGGGGACGGCGGGATATGGCGGAGATAATGTCCGCCCGGAGTTGGTTTCTGCGTTTTTTGATGACCAGCGACGGCATTAACTCCCCCCGAGAGTGATGGTTATCCAGCCCTGGCGCAGGTAAAAGTCGAGAGTGCGCGCCCACCCTTCGCGCCAGAGGGCGCGCTTCTGTTCCTTGGTGAATCTCCGACCCTGATCGAGCTCGGCATGGCATTCGTGACAGGCCGCGACGTGATACTGGTCGCTGGCCTTGATCCCCATTCCTTTTCCGTGAATCTGCTGATTGCTGTGGGCTGGCTCGCAGCCCTCGACCGAATACCCTCGGCAGACGCCGGGGAGTTGGAGTTGGCACTCATTGACCCGGTGGGCCAGATCCAGAAGGGAGCGGGAGCGATGATTCACGTCCCGACCTTTTCATTAGTTCCATCCCAGGTAAATTCGCCATTAATTCCAACAGGGAAGTGCGCGCGGCAAATGGCACAGTAAGTACCGCCATAGAATTTCGGGTCGCGCGCATAGGTTTCAGCTAGTTCCTGCGCCATCGTCGTTGCGCCGCCACACTTCACGTGCACGTATGAGCGGCGAACCGGGCGAACAAAGCCCTTTGATCGCTCGTAGGCAGAAAGCACAACGTACCCATTTTGCATTCCGGTTGATTGGTCAATCTCGCGATGATCCGGTGTTACCGGCGATCCGTTGACCAACGTTGTCTCAGGTTCGTTTTGCATTTGCACACTCCTTGTTGGCAGATTCGATAATTGGTTTCAGCTTGGCTACCCACTCGTAGGAAACAGCCAGCATCAGTACGTCTTTCGTTAGCTCGCCCCTCACTTCGTACTTGTAGCCGGCCGCGTCAAGGTGCTTCTTGAAGATCGGCAACTTCCAAGCGTCAAGGACAACTCCGGCGGTATTCATCCTTGTCCGCCGTCCCTGTCGCTGGCTATCCGAACTCCTGTGTTCCGGTCGGCCAGGATGTAATTGCACTCGGCCTCGATTTTTTCCGGGTTGTCGCCGGGGCGAGCGAGGCACTTCACCCCGTTGAAACCGAACCAGACCACTATCCCGAGCCTTCCGGCCAGCGCGACGGAATCCCTGCACGCCTCCGCGATGTCAGCGCCTGGGCGCACTTCAACAATTAGCCAAAGGGAGCTCATACAATCCTCCCGCACCGCTCGCAGCGGTAGTAGATGATCGGGATCTTCCGGCCGTTCAGCTTGCGCCGGTAGATCCAGCCGGCCCGGATATGGCCCTTGAAGCGGCAAATCAGCAGCTTGATCGCCTTCCTGAGTCTCATAGGAATCTGTCCTTGAGAACCATCCGCCCCTTGATCGGCCGGCCCCAGTAGGCCGGGTATTTCTTCTCCTGAACGGACGCCGGGGCTTTGGTGTGGATCTTCCCGGCATTGACCAGCTTGGCAAGCGTTAGCCCGAGGATGAACGGGTCGCCCGGCGGAAGGTGCGGCGCGAGCTCGGCATGGATCTCCGGGTGGCTCATCGGCTCTTTCGCCTTGGTCAGGGCGAGGATGATCCGGCTTTCGAGGGTCGGCCGGCCCGTGGGTAGCCCAGGCCGGTCTTTGCGCTTTGCTGTCATTCTCCGAACTCCAAAAGAATCATGTCGATCATGTCCATCTGCTGATGGGTTGTCAGGTGCGACCAGAGCACCGCGCCGCAGTAGTCGCCACGGAAGAAACGCATCACCTGGGTGTGGTACTGCTGGAAGTCGCTTTCATCGGCCTCGGCGAAGGAGACGGATCGGGGGATCGGGATAGGCTCGTCCCGGCCGGGGTGCCATTCCACCCACTCCGCCCCGACCTTTACCCAATTCCAGAACATTTCAAAGTTCTGGAAAATCTCCTGGCCATCGAAAACCGTGTGCAAGATCTTCATGTGCCGGCGATGGGCGGGGAGCGAGCGCGGAATGGTTGCCTCGATCTGGATGAACTCACCGGGCGCGAGCTTCATCACCCGGTTCCAGAAGCGCCGCCAGGACTTCTGATCCTTCTCCCCGAGCCCATCGAGGCAGCCGAAGAGGAATTGCCGCGCTGCGTCCATGTTGTCCGGGATCTGCGCGTCCTTGCGCTCGATTGCGATCTTGCTCATTTCGCGCCCTCCGCAAACGCAGCCGCCTTCTCGGCAGACTCGAACTCCCCAAGGAATTCGCCATCCTTCCGCCAGAGCTTGTACTTCATGCCCACGGCGAGGCGGTACTTCGCAATCACCAGCCCGTCGCGCTCAAGCGCGTAGCCGCTCGACTTGGGGACCGGGGTCCAGCCCTTCTCGCGCAAACTAGCCGACATTCGCGAACCTCTTCGATAGCCCTTCGGCGATCCCCTTGATCCGCGCCTTGTTCTTCTCGATCTGCTCCGGGGTCAGCTTGTGAGCTATCGCCAGCACCGGCCTATCCCCTGCCCTTCTGGCGGCCTCACGACACAACCCAAGGAACTCGGGCAATGTCGGCGGGAATGGGCTTGACTTCTGCGCCTTCAACGCTTCCGCGAGCGCCTCCGGCATGTCCGCGAACCCGGAAAGCTCTTCCGCCCAGGTGCGCTTGACGCGATCTCGCGGGAAAGACCCGAACTGCGCCGCCCACTTTGCCCCGTAGAAGTCCTCGAACCGCTGGAATAGCCGCTCGATCCACGAGTCATGCAACGCGGACGGCCTCGCCGCTGATGTCACGCTCGTTGGTTGGTTGTCCATTTCCCTCACCCCTTGCCGCTGCGGCCTGTGCCGCGTAGTTGTCGATTGCCGATTGCCTTCCCGAGACGACCCTGATCGGCGGAGGTCTGGCTTTTTCTTGGGCGAACTTGGCCGCATTGCGCGCCCACGTCCGCCACGCGGCTTGCCAGTCCTTCATCGTCGATCCCCTGGCAAGGTGGTAGTCCCTGAACTTTTCGAGCTCGCTTGGGATGCTTACCCCGCCCTGTGTGGCGACCTGCTCGCCGGTTTCGTTGGGGTAGAAGTCGGCCGGGTATGCAGTGGCGCGCTTCGGCTTTCGGGGAAGCGACGGGGTTTCGTCGCTATCTCCATTCCATTCCTGTACTCCATTCCCTTCCCTTCCCTTCCCTTCCTGGGATTCTTGTTGTTCTCCGGTGCTTCCCTGTTGCTTCCCTAGTGCTTCACTTGTGCTTACTTGTGTTTCTCCGGTTGGTTTTGGGTGCTTCGCTCCGTCTTGAGCCTCCTTCCCGGAAAGTCTTTGGTGTTCCCTGAATGAGCCGATGACTCCGTACTTTTTCCCATCAACTTCATAGCTGTCGATCAGGTTTGAACCTTCAAGGATCGCAAGAACCTCGGCCATATCGAACTGGATGAACGGAAGGATGTCGAGCTTCAACTGTCGCGGTCGCCACTCGAACCGACCCTCGCTATCGCAATGCCCCCACAGGCCGGCGAACACCATCATTGGGTACTTGCCTGGATTGGCGATCTCCAAGTCTTGCAGGAGCTCATGCCGAAAGAATTCCGGCTTGATCGTGCGAATTCTCGCCATCAGTGCGCCCCAAGCGATTGGGACAACTTCGCCAGCCCCTTGCCGGTAACGAGTACCTGCTCAACCACCTTGTTGGTGCCGTCATCGCGCAGGATTGTTGTGACCTTGTGCGTCAGGTAGCCCGCCTGGATCTTGTCTTGGTAGGCGACATTCCCGCCGCCGCCGGGTCGCCGGTAGATCCATCGCTTCTCGCGCAGGAAGTCGAAGAGTTTTTTCGGGGGAACCTGCAACGCCTTGGCCGCGACGGTCGGATTCATCGCGCCATCGGCGTCAGCGATCCGGTCGAGGGCTACTGCCTTCGGTTCCAGTTCGACAACCTTGCTTTCGAGTGCCAGCACCTTTTCGGTGTAGGTCAGCAGCAGTCCGCGCATGGCGGCCGGGTCGCTGAGTACCTGCATGGGGTCGATTTGGCGCGCTTCCTTGGCGTGCTTTTCACACTCAATGAAGTAGCGCCGAACTTGCCGCCCCTTCTCGTTGTTTTCCACCATTGCTAGTTCTTTGGCGGTTTCGATGGTCAGGTGGTAGTCGATGACTGTGGCGCGACCGTTGATAAATTTATCAACCGTGAAATCTTCACCATCGACAAGGCCGTATTTCTCAATTCGGCCCTTGATCCAGTTGGCAAATTCCTGCTTGCTCTCGATAAACTCCCAAAGGGAGCGGGCGTTGCAGGTTTGTACGGTGGCACCCGATATTTCACGGGCCTCGATCTTGATAAGTTCGTTCATGCGCGTTCCCTCCATGCCCAATAACCAAGAAGCGCGGCCTCACTGCGATTGTGGTCGCGCCGCCTCTGAAAATGAATGCTTTGCTCCGGGAAAAGCTGGATCGCCATGGTTCGGCTTATTTCCTTGTCCGAACTGAGCCCCATCGCCTTTTTCCACTTGGCTGGCGATATGAGCTCGGTCGGGATTCCTTTTGCAGCGAGGACGCCCCGGATCGCACCGAAGGAATCGCCCATGCTGAACATTGAGGACACCCCCTGCCCCGGCATGGCGCTGGTCCGCTCAAGCACGGCCAGGACGTATTCGCCGGGGTACTCGGAAATGATGTTTTTCAGGAGCGCGGCAAGGCCGGCGGCATCGATCAGGTTTGAAACCTTCGCCCCGGAACCGGATGGCATGATTGGGAGATCCCAAACGCCGGCCAGCCGGCCGCATTTGATTGAGGCGATTGCCCCGGTAAGACCAGGGTCAATCCCGAGAACTAGCATTGCATCGCCCTCCGCTGCTGCCGGTCGATGCGAAGCTGGAGGAACCGCTCCAGATCGCACTCGCGGAAGACCCACCGCTTACCGAGCTTGGCCCCACGGAGCTCGCCGCTATTGGCGAGCTTGAACACGGTGTTCTCGTGAACCTTGAGGACGGCGGCGGCCTCCTGGGCGTCGTAGGTTTTCATGCTCACCGGGAACTCGCGGAACTATCCGAACCGTTGCCGCCGAAGATCCGTTGCATCACACTGAATTCATACTCTTTGTGGGCAAGGTGGTCTTGAATGAGATTGGCGACGTACTCAGAGGCAGAAACCCCGGTCAGTTCCCCGAGTTGGCGGACTTTCGCCTCGACGTCGGCGGGGATATGGACGTTGATGTTGCCGTTTTTCTTTTCCATTTCAGGCGGCCTCTTTCCGCTTCGCCTGGGTGGAAGCCTTGAGCTTCCCCTTGCTGAGAACCTGAATCTGGTATTGGCGGAGCTCGGGAACGATGTCGCCCCAGTGATGGGTTGCCGACCGATCAATGCCGAGTTTTTCGGCAAGAGCTTCCCGGCTTCCAAAAAAATCGATGGCGTCTTGTGTCTTCATGCCACGATTATGAGCACACTCACAATTAAACGCAAGAGCTTTTTGTGATCGCACTCATATCGAATGCGAGTAGATTGAAACCATGAGTGAGTTAAACGAACGACTTAAAAAAGCCAGGGAAGCCTTGGGTATTAGTAAATCCGAGCTGGCTAGGCGTGCGGGGTGTGATCCGTCAGCGATCAATCACCTTGAGAGCGGGAAAACAAAGTCGCTTTCCGGCAAGCTGGCCGTCAACATTCCTCGGGTTCTCGGGATTAGTGCTGTCTGGTTATCGGAGGGCAAAGGTGAAATGAAATCACCATCACCCATGCGCTTCCGTGCCGTTCAGACATCCGAGACGGCAATCGATGTTCCGGTGATGAACGCCATTGGGAGCATGGGAATCGGGAAGCCCCTCCCCGAGCATGACGCTGTTGTGGATCATGTTCGGGTGGCGCGGCAGTGGGTGTCTCTCATGTTCCCCTCGATCTCAAACGCCAAGAACCTTGCCGTGATCGCTGCGTGCGGGGATTCGATGCGCCCCACCTTTGATGATGGCGACATGCTGCTGGTGGATACGGGCGTCACTGAGATAAAGATTGATGCCGTCTATGTCCTCGCCCTCGGTGACGAGCTCTACATCAAGAGGCTACAGCGCCGGCCGGACGGGGCTTTCCTCATGATCTCGGACAATCGGCAATATGACCCCTACCCCATTTCCGACATCGGGAAACAGGAGCTCCGCGTCCTTGGCCGCGTGCTCTGGGCGTGGAATGGGAGGAAGCTTTGACTGCCATTCACAAGAAAGCCGCAAAGGCGCTATCCGCTACATGGGACGCTATTATTGGCGTGCTACTTTTCCCGCTGCTTGTGGTAGTGCCAATAATCACTTTTCTGTGGATGATGTGCATCGCGCTGTATTCCGCTGCGCGGCATGTAATAGCTAGCCGCCTGAGTGACACGTTCACCACTGTGGCAGTTTTTCTCGGGATGATCCTGGGTGGCGCACTTTTCATTCTCGTTATCGGCGGAGCATTCTGGCTACTCGCCGCACTACTTGGTTTGAATATCTCAACAGAGTGCATCCCAACTAGATATATCGACTGCTGACCCAATCTCGCTCTGCGACAGGCCCGCTTGCGCGGGCTTTTTTTCGTCATTAAATATGAGCGCACTCAAAATATCTCTTGCTTTTTATTGTGAGCATACTCATAATTACACACATCGCAGCCAAGCAAGCCCACCAGCAAGTGAAGCAGCGATGCAGCAACCCCGCCCCGGCGCGCTTGTCGCGCCAGTTAAGAGCTAAAGGGCGACCCAGGAGCGCAGTACCGGCCAGCAAATGGCGTGAGTCCTCAGAACATGGGCGAGGACGGGGAGAAGCACCGATTTTGCAGGGCGTGGGAGCGAAGGCCCACGAATTCCAGCCTACTCGGTTGGGAATTTGACGGCTGGCACCGGCCGTTCTTCGCGGGGCGAACCTTCGGGGGAAGGATTATGGGAACACACACACCGGGGCCGTGGTTTTACACGCAAGAAGGCAAAGACGCCTTTGGAATCGTAGAGCGTGATGGAGCTTCGATTCTTCACATGCAAGCCCTTCAAAACAGCACTGGCGCATCGCATCTTGAAGCCAACGCCCGACTGATCGCCGCCGCGCCTGATCTGCTGGATGCGCTTGATCGCCTGATCTTTGCCGCCCAGAGCCGTGACATCACGATGGGCTGCCCGATCAACCTTATGACGGTCAAGGCTGAACTGGCAGCCGCAGCCAAACATGCCCGCGCCGTCATCGCCAAGGCAAAGGGGGAATCATGAGCACCACGTTCAATTCAGAAGTCATGGCGAACAGGCTTATGCACCGCGCATTGGATCGCCACTACTCCGAGCGCACGCCGGCCGAGTGCGAGCTTGCCGATCAGTTCGCCCGCCGTACCGATGAGATCCGCGAGGAATTCATTCAGACCCGCGCCGATGAACTCATGAAAGAAGACCCGGCCGCCCTGCTCCATGAGTCGGACGCGCTCGGGGCGCTCGCCGTGAATCGCATCGTCGCGCTCGTTCAGGGTGGCAGCCATGAATCAGAGATCACGCTGGCCGCTCGCTTGCTGGTTCATTCCATCCGCTCGATGGCCGAAACCATCGCAGCACGCGAATTCGACCGGAGATATTGAAATGAGACTACGCGACCGAATCCGTATTCGCTTCGGCATGTTCTGGCCGTCCTCGCGCCCCGCTGTCCCATGGCGGGAAACCTTCTACCTCTTCCTGATCCTGCTCGGCTACGGGGTGGTGTGTGAGCTTGATTACCGCGACGAGGTTATCCGTGAAGCCCAGGCGCAAGCCGAAGCGCACCGCATAACCGCCGAGAGGGCGCTCGACTGCATCAACGGGAAGAGCCCCCTCGGGTCGATTGATCGCCCGAAGCGCAGCGCGAATGACTTCGGTAAGACCGTCGTCGTCTGCAAGACGGAAGAGCTCGATGTCTGACTTTCTGACAAGCGAGAACTGCGGAGGCTGCCAGGAGTTGATGTTGATCTGCGGGCGGCCGTTCTGCACCGGCTACGACACCCACCTTCGCCGCGACACCAGCATGAACCCTGTGCGCTGCGGTGAATGCCTCGAATCCTCGGCCCGCAACAGTGAGCCGGATGACCAAAACGACTAGGAGCGAAACCATGTCAGCACTTGCTATAGCAAAACCGGCCGCACTTCCGGCCCTGCAAATGGACGAGAAGGAACTGATGTCCGTCCTTCAAAATTCCCTCTACCCCGGCGCGAAGGAAGAGAGCATCAAGCTCGTCGTCGGCTACTGCCGCGCCTCCGGCTTGGACCCGATGCAAAAGCCGGTGCACTTGGTCCCGATGTCGGTCAAGAAGGCCGGAACCAAGGATTACGAGTGGCGCGATGTCGTCATGCCGGGGATCGGGCTGTATCGCACCCAGGCCGCCCGCTCTGGCGCGTATGCCGGGATGACTGAGCCCGAGTTTGGCGAGGATGTTACCGAGAACATCGGCAACGTCACGATCACCTATCCGCGCTGGTGCAAGATCACCATCAAGCGCCAGATGCCCAACGGGGCCATCGTTGAATTCACGGCGATGGAATTCTGGAAAGAGAACTACGCCACGGCCGGGAAGGACACCGCCGCGCCGAATACGATGTGGAAGAAACGGCCCTACGCGCAACTGGCGAAGTGTGCCGAGGCCCAGGCGCTTCGCAAGGCATTCCCGGAGATCGGGGCCGCGCCAACGGCAGAGGAAATGGAAGGCAAGCCGGTCGCCTACGAGGACGACTACAAGGCCACCACCATCGACGGATCTACCGGCGAAATCATCCCGCCGAAGCAGACCGCGCTCCCCAACTACACCGCCGAGCAATTCGCCGCCAACTTGCCGAAGTGGGCGGACCTGATCCGATCTGGGAAGAAGTCTGCCGACCAGATCATTGCCACCGTCAGCAGCAAAGCCACGCTATCCGATGAACAGAAGGCGACCATCCGAACGGTTAAAGCTGCGCCGCCGCAAAGCGACGTGATGACCGAAGAAGAGATCGCCGCCGCCCGTGCCAAAGAAATGGAGGAAGCAAATGCAAACGCTTGATCTTATCCAGGGTAGCCCCGAATGGAAGGCCGCCCGCGCCAACTACTTCACCGCCAGCGAAGCACCGGCCATGCTTGGATTGTCGAAGTACGTCACTCGCTCCGAACTCCTGCGCCACAAGGCCACCGGAATCGAAGAGGACATCGACCCGGCCAAGCAACGGCTATTCGATGCGGGGCATGAATCCGAGGCCGCTGCGCGTCCGTTTGTTGAGGCGTTCTTGCAGGAGGACCTATTCCCCTGCACGGGAACTCTCGAAGTGAATGGCTTGCCGCTTCTGGCGAGCTTTGATGGCCTGACGATGGATGAATCGATTGTCTGGGAAAACAAGCTCAGTAACTCCCATCTGCGCGACCTGATTGTGGCCAAGGAACTCGACGGCACCTATTGGCCGCAAGTCGAGCAGCAGTTGCTTGTGAGCGGCGCATCGCGTTGCTACTTCACAGCCAGCGACGGCACCAAAGAAGGAACCATCGGCTTCTGGTACGAGTCGCAACCCGCCCGCCGTGAGCAACTGCTCGCCGGCTGGAGGCAATTCGCCGCCGACCTCGCCGCCTATCAGCACACCGAGTCCGCACCGGCCGCCGTCGCCGCGCCGATTGCCGATCTCCCCGCGCTTGCCATTCAAATCTCTGGCCGCGTTGTGGCGTCGAACCTGGGCGAGTGGAAATCCATCGTGGTTGCGCGCATCGATGAAATCAGCACCGACCTGAAAACCGACGAAGACTTCGCCACCGCTGACAAGCTGGTGAAGTTCCTTGACGAAGGCGAGAAGAAGATTGACCTCGTGAAGTCTCAAGCCCAGTCCCAGGCCGCCGACATCGATGCGGTCTTCCGCGCCATGGACGAGATCAAGGCCAGCATGCGGGCCAAGCGCCTTGAGTTGGACAAGCTGGTGAAGTCGAAGAAGGAAAGCATCCGGGCCGAGATCCTGGCCGACGTGCAAAACCGTTTCCGCACGCACATCACCACACTGAACCAGCGCCTTGGCGGCGACTACCTCACCACGATTGCCACTGGCTTTGCCGACGCCATGAAGGGCAAGAAGACCGTCGCCAGCTTGCGCGATGCCGTCGATACCGAACTGGCGCGGCAGAAGATTGCCGCCAACGAAGTGGCCGACCGCATCGAGATCAATCGCAAGGTGATGGAGCAACTTTGTGACCCGGCCATTCTGTTTCCAGACTTCAAGCAAGTCTGCCAGAAGGGGACCGAGGACTTTGCGAACCTCGTCGCCAGCCGAGTGACGCAGCACAAGGCGGCCGAAGAGAAGCGGCAGGAAGCCGAACGCGCAAAGATTCGCGCCGAGGAAGAGGCACGCGCCTCCGCCAGGGTCAAAGCGGAACAGGAAGAAGCAGAGCGTCAGCGCAGGGTGGAAGAGGCGGCAAGGGTGGCCCAGGCCATTGCAACACCAGAACCGACACCAGAGCCAACAAAAGCGCCGGCAGTCAGCACTGTAACGCTGGCCGATGTCTCAGTTGCCACCGCAAAAGCCACATTCAAACAGTCCCGCCCCTCCGACGAGGAAATCATTCAAGTCCTATCCCTGCATTACCGAGTTCATGAGTCGAAGGTGATCGAGTGGCTTTGCGAGATCGACCTTTCCTCGGCCAGTGAGCGCATGGCGGAAGAGTTCGCGGCGTAACGATCAATGGGCCGAAAGCTGAATAACGCTCCCCGCGTTTCCCCCGTCAGTGAGTAGGCCCACCCATTTCATTAACCAAAAAGGTAACGAAAACATGGCAACAAGCAAACGCATCTACGCAGTGAAGGACAAGACCAACAGCATCGACTACCTCGTGAAGGCGACAACCCCGGCCCAGGCCGTCCGGCATATCGCCAAGGGGCAGTTTGATGTTCAGCCGGCATCTGCCCTTGAGGCTGTTGAAGCGATCAACAAGGGCGTTGTCGTCCATGACGCCGAAGAGCAGCAACCCACCACCACTGAGTAAGGAGCAGGAAGACATGACGAAACCAATCAACGAGAACATCCGCGACGTGCGGATTGAAGACGAAAACGGCGACCTTCGCCCGGTGCTCGACGTGGCCGGCGCGAAGTTGTCCGAGGTCATCGCCGCCGTCGTCGCCAACAACAAGGCCGGCAGCCTGACGATGAAGATCGACATCAAGCCGAGCACCGCCGGAGCCCTGGCGGTCAAGGCCGACGTGAAGATCACCAAGCCGAAGGGGCTCCCGCCGGAGTCGCTGCTGTGGCCAACACCGGACGGCAATCTCATGGCCGACGATCCGCGCCAAACGAAGCTCGAACTCAAGCCGGTGGCTACTGAGCCGGCCCGCGAGCTTAAGACTGTGAGCGCGTAAGGAGATCGACATGGAAGAGAAAAACAACATTTCGGATCTCCTTGGCGCTGGTTCGGCGCTTGGCTCTCCGCGCATGCCGCTGGTGGATGCCCAAGATAACGGGATCCTCAAGGGAGTTAATACTCCCTATGCCGTAGTACCGGAAGGCTACACGCTCAAAAGCCTTGAGCAGTTCATGCACGCTCCGACCCGCAAGCACGCAGCCGTCACGGTATCTGACTCCAGCAGCTTCATTGCCTACACCAAGAAACACGGGAGCCTTGCCGAATGCGTGATCTACGCCGACATCGACTCAACCACCAGCATGTTCTACCTGATCGCCGTCATTAACGACAACGCGGCAGACCGTCCATTGTGGCGGGACCATACCTGCACGTTCGCGCCCAAGCAGTCCGTCGAGTGGGTCCGCTGGTCCAGCAACAACAAGCGCCAGATGAATCAAGCCGACTTCGCCACATGGCTTGAAGACAACCAGGGCGACGTGCGCTCCGTCAATGGGTCGCCGTCCGGCGCTGACATCCTGGCGATGGCGCAAGCCTTTGAGGTCAACGCCGACAAGCGCGTGAAGAGCCACGTCAACCTGCAATCGGGTGGCGTTCGCTTTGAGTTTGTCGAGGACGAGACGAAAGACACCCGCACCAGCATGGAGGCGTTCCGGCGCTTCACGCTAGCCCTTCCGGTATTCGATGGCAGCAGTGATGCCTACCCGGTTGAGGCCCGCTTGAAGTACCGCGACACCGGCGGGAAGGTTTCATTCTGGTACGAACTCATTCGCCCGGATCGCGCTTTTAAGACGGCCGTTCAATCGGAGCTAGAGCAAATCAAGGCCGGCACGGGATTCATGATCCTGCAAGGCAAACCCTAACCACCAAGGGGCGGCGCGATGCCGCCCCGCAACTATCTGGGAAAGATCATGGCATCAGTTAATCACGTAATCCTCGTGGGCCACCTGGGCAAGGATGTTGAGCTCAGGTACATGCCGAACGGCGATGCAGTCGCAAACGTCAGTCTCGCCACGTCGGAAAGCTGGAAGGATAAGCAAAGCGGCGAGCAGCGCGAGAACACCGAATGGCACAGGCTCGTCATGTTCCGCCGCCTCGCCGAGGTTGCTGGCCAATACCTCAAGAAGGGCTCATTGATCTACATCGAGGGCAAGATCAAAACTCGGGAATACGAAAAGGATGGCGTCAAGCGGTTCATCACCGAGATCCACGTCAATGAAATGAAGATGCTCGGCAAGCGCGAAGGCGGCGAGCGAGACGGTGAAGAAGCGAAACCCAAAGCACAAAGGGAAAGCCGGCAGCCGGCCGGTGGTGGTGGCGGAAACAGCGCCGGCAGCTTCAACGATTTTGATGATGATATTCCGTTCCTTTCGCATGATGCCTCGTGCGATATGCAGAGCGGCCTGTCTCGCCGGATGCACCGCAACGGAGGCAAGACATGCGATTGATCTTCAAAGACGGCGTAACGATCGAACTCGTCAACCTGCACACCAACCAAGGCGGAGTCACCGGAGAAGAGCGGTTCTGCCCTGCCTCGGGCTTGTGGGCCATCCCTGGCGGCAAGATCGCCACAACGAATCAGGTGGTCGTGTTCGCCATGAATAATGACGTGAAGGTGGCAGCATGAAAGCAATCCACCTGAACATCGAGATCTGCGACATAGCCCTGACGCCAGCCTACGCAACACGCGGATCCGCCGCGATGGATCTGCGCTCGCGGGTCAGTGCCGATATTCCCCCTGGCAAGCGTCTCATCATCCCGACTGGCCTACGCATTCAACTTCCCGAGGGCTACTGCGCGGAAGTGCAGCCGCGCTCCGGGCTGGCCATCAAGCACGGAATCACCGTGCTGAATACGCCGGGACTGATCGACTCCGATTATCGCGGGGAGATCGGCGTGATCCTGGTCAACCACAGCGACCAGCATTTCAACATCAACTACGGGGACCGCATCGCTCAGTTGAAAGTGTCCGAATACGTCCGCGCATGCGTTGAGATTGTGCCGGCCATCGACATGGACACCGAGCGCGGGACTGGCGGTTTTGGGAGCACTGGAAAGTGAGCCTTGACGAACGCCTACCCGTGCAGTCCTGCATGTACGGCTGCCACAGCGATCTCGACAAATACAAGGAGATCCGCCGGACCGTGTGCGAATTCCCGATGCGGCACACCGAGAAGGCATGCGACGGTTGCGAGCGTGTTGGCTGCGGCGAAGCGATCACCCGGCCGGTTTCGCATAAGGGGGCCACATGAACATCACCAGACGCCTACCTAACGACGTATCCCGCTGCCAAGGCACGCGCTGCGATGTCCGGCACCTGTGCGCCCGACACACGGCGGAATGCCGTGCTCCGGTGAGCATGATGGACTTTTCTGTGCTCGGGCCGGTGGTTGATCGCACCGAGTTGTGCGGGAACTTCATCAGCAACGAAGTGAAGGATGCAGCATGAGCCACCAACCCACAGAGCAATCCTTTCTCAAGGACGTGGCCGAGCATGAAATGCACGTCCTGATGGACAACGGCATCTACCGGCATATCAGGTTCAAGAAGCCCGGAACAGGCTGCTTTCACTTCGACCTGATTACCTACCCTGGATATTTGGTCTATTCGGGCGACATGGGCTGCTACGTCTTTTCGCGGCTGGAAGACATGTTCGAGTTCTTCCGCACAGACCGCGAGCATCGCCACATGCGCAACGGCGAAACGCTGGCGATCAATCTCGGCTACTGGTCGGAGAAGTTGCGCGCTGTGGATAGTTGCATGAAAAAAGGCAGCGCCACCGAGATGGATGAGGATCGCGTCAAGGTGGTCATCAACGAGTACCGCGTTGGCTGGATGCGCGACTACCGGCATGAGTTGGACAAGGACGAGCGGCGCGATCTTTGGGAGTCCGTCCAGTACGAAGTGCTCGACAAAGATGGTCCCGATGAAATGCTGCGTGCAGCACACGAGTTCAGCGAGCGCCATGGTGGCATGACGTTCCAGTTTGACGACATCTGGGAACATAACTTCGAGCGCTTCACCTATCACTTTGTCTGGTGCTGCTACGCACTGGCATGGGGGATTCAGAAGTATGACGAGTATCCGGAGTTCGCCAAGTGAATTCGCTACAAAGCCTTGTACTTGAAGCGGTGCGACTTGCATCTGGCCCATGCGAGGCAGGGCACCAATGGGAATCAGAAGGTGGCCGATCCTGCCCGAAAGATGGATTCGGCAAGGACAAAGGTTGCAGCCAGACGGTCTACTACTGCACCCGCTGCGGTATCCACGACTACGGCGACAAGGACGGGCCGGCGCATCGAGAGTGCTTCAATGAATGCAACTACGGGCCAGAAACTCAATATCTCGATTGCAACTGGACCGAAGAAACACCGGACGCCTGCCCGTATTGCTCTGGTGAAGCATGCAACATTTGCGGCCACCACCCGAAGGAACCATGCGAACACGACTCGTTAGAGAGGCACGAAATACGATGACACCAGCCGAGCGAGTAGCCAGGATAGAAGCCGAGGCCGTCGGTAGCGATCTTAATTCGTGGGAGAAGCATGACTTCCTCCCGTCGATCAAGACACGGCACTCCCTCACTGAGAAGCAGGAGAAGTGCTTGCAGCAGATCGAGCGCAAGCTGTTCGGGGAGGAAGAGTGATGGACGATCAAATCTGGAAAGCCGTGCACCGCATGGAAGAAGCCGCAGCCCGGTCGGAACGCGCGGCGCAGACAATGGAGACGGCGGCGCAGCGAATTGCCTCGATGCTCGAAGACGGCTACGGCGGAAACGGCCTGCGCCTGATCGAATTGCTGGAGAGAACTGTGGAGGTGCAACCGTGACTGAGCGCTCGATCCTATTCAGCGCGCCGATGGTCAGGGCGATCCTCGAAGGCCGGAAGACCATAACGCGGCGCGTGGTGAGCGAGAAACACATGCCGCTTGTATTTGCGGCAGCGTTGCCAGTCCTGCTCGAAGCCTGCCCCTACGGACCACCCGGCTCAAAACTTTGGGTGCGCGAAAGCTGCCGCGCAGACGAGCTACCGTCCGGCTTAGATGGGGTGCGATACCTTGCCGATGACTCATTTATACCAATAGCGAACTCCGAAGAAGCATCTGAGCAGTGGGTCGAGCTTGCCTGCTACGGAATGAAGAAGTCAGGACGGCCGGAGTGCCGCACGGTTCCATCCATCCACATGCCCCGCTGGGCATCGCGCATCCTGCTCGAAATTACCAACGTCCGCGCTGAGAAGTTGAGCTACATCAGCGAGGCGGATGCAATAGCAGAAGGCGTCAATGTCCATCCAGATCACCACGGAAAACCGCGTGACAGCATCTATTCGCCGGTTCAGGCATACCGTGACCTATGGGAGCAGATAAACGGCTCCGGCTCCTGGGCGGCGAATCCATTTGTCTGGGTCATCCAATTCACGCGGGTGACGCCATGAGCAAACAGCACCCACATGTCGCCACGCTGAAAAAGTTCCAGCGATGGAGGCGCGGCGCGGACTTGAAGCAGCCGGCACCCGCCGAGGTCGGCACGGCAATCGATTGGGCGATTGGCGTCTGCGAGGCCGCAGGGAATCTCGTCAAGGTTTCCGGCCGGCATCACTCTGAGGACGCCTATCTGTGGCTGGAGGAAGCAGTGAAGGAGGCATTCAAATGACCGAACCCTACACCCACCCCGACGCAACGACGCCGGTTGATATGAAAGACATGAACTACAAAGACCAACTTATTGATGAACTCGATGAGCGTGTCGAACCTTGCACCCACGACTTCCAAGATGACGGAGACAAGGGGCAGATCGTTTGCATAAATTGCGGCGTGCGGGAGGATGTGGATTTTCATCTGCCCGATGATGATCTTAGTGATGCAGAAATAGCGTTTTTGCGCGAGCGCATTAAAAACAAACGGGTGAAAAAAGCTGTTCAAAAAATAGCCGCATTGCCCCCACTACCCAACCCCGCAGCTTCAAGCGAGTGGGACTGCATCTGCAACGGCGTTGATGATGGCAGTTCTAAAAAGACAGCGCTCGCCGTTGATACCGGGTTTCCTTCGGAATCTCAGCTAAATGAAATGTACAGCGACGCATCTGGGTTGCTTCATGCGCAGGTGAAAATTCCACCCGGAATAAACCCACTCGACTATTTGGTAATCACAACTGAATCCACAGCCCAAGTCATGTCGCAAAAAATGCCTTGGGCATTCGCACCCGCAGCACAGGAGCAGTTGGCTGAAAAGCTAAAAGATGAATCGTCGGTATCAAATCCGACCCCTGTTGCTTGCGGGCCTATGCCGGAGCCGGTGGCGTGGAGAAGAATTTACGATGGAAGCGAAGGAACGTGTTGTTATGAGTACAACGAAATGCAAAACGGAGAACCGCTCTACTCCCACGACTCCGTTTGTGTTCTACGCGAACAACTGCTCGCCGTCTGCCGGGAGCGGGATGCCTTATCGCTTGTCAATGCAGACCTTGTTCTTAATCTAGCTACTGCTGACGAGCGAGCCGAGAAGGCGGAATTTGAACGGGATGAGGCTGTTGCTATGAGAGTTGAGTACGAACGCAGACTTTCTAAAGGGGTTTATTTCACCAGCACAGAGTACAAAAAGGAACGCAAAAAACTCACAGACGCTATCGAAAGAGCCAAGAAGTTTGAACGACTAGCGGAAGCCATCAGCAGAGACTGCAACAACACGGCGCTTGAGCGTAATAGAGCTAATGACCGCATAGATGTATTGGAAGCTGAGCCGGATGAGGCTAAACGAGTGCTGCGCCGAGTGCTTGAGGCGTGTCCTATTTACGACGCCAACGGAAATTCGTGGATAAGCGATTCTCTTTCTGACTTATGTAACAAGGTTCTAGGAGAAATGAAATGAGTTGCGATCATGGCAATCCAGAAGATAAGGGGAAAGAAGAATGAGTGAATTAACCGAAGAACTACGCGAACTAGATAAGATCGGCTACAAACCACTGACAGGGGCTATTGGTAATCGCGCCGCCGATGAAATAAATACCCTCCGTGCCCGCGTTGCTGAGTTGGAAGAGGACAAGGCGATGTTGAACTGGCTTGAACTCAACCCACGCCAAGCACAAATCATAATTGATGGCGAAGCTCAGGACTGCTTGTATTACGCGGTCGCTGGTGCTTTTGGGGTGCGCCTGCGAGACATCATTAGGGCTGCGATGAAGGAGAGGAAGTGATGAAAACCGGTCCAATCATCATGGTTAAGAAGAGTTGTTCGGGGTGTGTCTATGAATTGTCTGAAAGCTACGCATGTCAAGGCGACAGCGGTCATGACGTGTTCTGCAATCACCCGATTGCTGGCAAGCAATATGTCGGTGACTCAGTTTGGAGAACGCCTGAATGGTGCCCAGAGGACAATGCCGACGAAATCAAGGAAGGCGTGAAGTTCGGCGCCGAGCCGATGGTCGATCCTGTTGCTTGCGGGACTATGCCGGAGCCAGTGGCGTGGATGTTCGAGCGCAGATTAGGCAATGGCGGATATATCCGCGAAGTCTCTACCAGCGAGCATCGAATGCTTGATCTTTGCGAAGATGGCCTGCGTGAAAAGGACAAAGTGTTTGAGCTCTACTCCCACGCCGACATGGAGCGAGTGTGCCGGGAGCGGGATGCTGCCGTAGATGCAAAGACCGGTGCTGAAATAACCAACACAATTCTGCAATCAGAACTCACCGCAGCCAACGAGCGCATCAAGGAACTGGAATCGACGGCAACGACGTTGGATAAAGAACTTAGAAACTGGAAAACTTCAGCTATTCAGTCACGCCAACGCATCCTTCAACTCACCAAAGCACTTGGCGTGGCGAAGGATGCGCTTGGTGATATTGCTGAGAAGAGCACTAATTCGGATTGGAAGAATGGTTTAGCAAGACAAACCCTCGTCAAAATTGACGAGATCACTAAAGGAGGGGATTGAAATGGCAGAAGCAAGTAGTAGGTGTCCAATTTGTGGAGTAGACACTCCACATGAACATGATGCTCAAACAGTAAAGGAATACAGAGAGGGCCAACTTTATTTTGGTCG